AATTGCAGGCATACCCAGTTTTGTAGCACGATCTACATATTCAGATGGCAACCCAATACCATCGAATAATGAAAAGTGAGTATGTAAGTGTAGTGGTACGTAGTTCATCTACTACCAGTCGATATTCGTCGCTGATGTAGATGAAGGTGAATCAAAACCTAGATAGAATGCTTCTTGCTCCGCATATGGAACTCGACGCAATGCCTTCTCTAGAGCATATGGTTCAACACCTTCCCAGTTGAAAGGCTCCTTATCTGGAGCAGAAGGAATCAAAGTGTAAGATGTTTCAGTTCCCTGACCATTACGCTTTAACTTCCACTGTACGTTAGAGATGCTACCTGTTTCCATAGCATACTCTTTAATTGTGTTAAAAGATGATTGCTTGCTGATACCCATTGACCAGATTGCAACATATGGTGCTTCGATACCGTCGTCGACAAGAACGTTGCAATAGAAACGAAGACGACCACGCCATCCACTATTTCCCTTTGGATCCTTGCGATACATCTCTTCAGCCCAGTCACGCCCTTCTGTATCCATTGTGTCTACAGCCTTGCGCTTGTAATCCTTTGGATTTGTGTGTTCCTTAACAACGAATGCAAGTCCACGCTTTTCATTATAGTTTGCAGAGTCTTCATCCAACTCTTCAATAAATCTAATCTTTACTGCCTGGCCATCTGCTAACTTTAGCCAGCGAACCTTTGGACCGTTTTCGTCTGTCTTCTTATCTAGTAAAGCATTAATGTTTTTTAGTCCTACTATTTTATTCATTATTTCTCCTTGTTTTTTCTATTGTAGCATAGACAATATTGATTTGTCAAATTGGTATTCCAATTCTTTTATTGACTTGTCGTCCATGTCGCCTATATCTTTATATTGTTTATCTAAGTTAATCACAGTAACATTTCCATTTAGTCTTTCGACTATCTTTTCTTTCATGTTACCGCCTGCCTCATCATTATCAGCAATAATAATTATATCACTAAAGTATTTTTGAAGCAAATCTATTTGTTTGGATGATACGTTAGCACCCAATGTCGCAACGGCTGGAAAGCCAACTTGGTCTAACCTAATGGCATCAAAGGATGACTCCACTACATAAACCTTAGATGCAGTCTTTACTCTATTTAAATTAAATAATAATTTAGACTTTGGAAGTTTTGATGTATTCTTAAAATCTTTACCCTCAACAGATCTTCCAACAAACCCAACACATAGACCATCGCTATTTTGTATTGGGATAGAAACCATATCTTGATTTTCAGAATAGCCAAGTTTAAACTTTATAACAGATTCCTTAGTAATCTTTCTTTTAACAAAATACTCTTTTGCTCTTTCGGAATTAAGCGCCTGTTCGTGAAGCCTATTAACAACAGACATATCAAACTCTGTCCACTCTTCTTTTTCAATTAACTTATTGTTAATCTCAGACAGGATGCTTGTCTCAACCTCTTTACTTTTAATAAATCTAACAGACTCAAAATATGTTCTATTGGAAAAATACATTACGAGTTCTATTAAGTCTGCTGTTTTGCTGCATGAAAAACAAAAGAACAATCCAGTATACTTATTTATTTCTCCAGCAGGGGTTCTATGATTTGAGTGGAATGGGCAAAATACTATGTATTCAGACTCTGCTTCTTTTTCTACAGTTACGCCAGATCCTGCGAGTACTCTTTTGATTTGATCTGCTGTGTATATACTGGCTTGGTTCCGTCTATCCCTAGTATCCATTCTGATTTCTTTCTCCCTACATATATTCCGTATACGCTTAATTGGAATTGAAAATAATTTTTGTTTTCGTTATATGATAATGTAAATTGTGGATCGATGTCAATTCTTGGAGCATAGCCAGATAATCGCATCTCTGATACCAGTAGCCTGATATATTCCTGCTGTAATCTGTATATGGCAGCGTCATCATTAATGACCCCGTCCAAAGCAAACCTTTTTATAGGCTTGTGCTGAAATGTCTCCATGGAGCATATTATACTGACTTATCTTCATAATCCTTATACCTGTAATATCCCTTATCAAAGTCCGCCTGAACTAAGAACTCACCCATAAAACCATTACGGTTCTTTCTAAATACACACTCAATAATATCACTATTAGCCCCTCGACCTAATGCTAGAACCCAGTCAGCATCATAAGCAATCTGTCTTGACCATGCAGTTTGACCAAGAGTTGGTACTGTCTCAAGTTTAGTAACATCATCTGGTGTGGCAGAAGATATAGCAATGATTGGAACCTCTTCCGAAATAGCCATTAGTTTTAATTCACGAGAAAGGTTTTTCATTCGAACTGTTTCGTTGTCAGATTTTTGGTTTGGTGACATTAATTGTAAATAGTCAACAATTACAAAGTCTGGTTTGTACTGATCAATCTTTCCACGAAGTACCATTGGATTAATATCTCCACCAGTGTCGTTTGATATGATATGGAACTCTGGTCTACCCTGAACAGTTTTTGTGTGCCAAGACTTAAGCATATCCATTTCAATATTACCAGAACTTAACTTTCTATGTGACCAAAGTCCCTCTCCCATAATTGCAAAGACACGGTTACGAACTTCGACCTCAGACATTTCAAGGCTGATAATCATAGGGCTACGACCCTGCTTCCAAGCCTGCACAGCGAAGTAGAGAGACAACCAAGACTTTCCAATACCTGGGTATGCAAGGAAGACTCCTAGTTGCCCTGGCATAATTCCTGAAGGTAAATAATTATCAAAACCTGGCAATCCTGTTTTAATACCAAGCGCTCCAGATTCCTGCTGCTTCTTTAAATTTTCAAAATATGCAACTGCAGAATCTAAATCTGTAACATCGATATCACGAATGGCTGCTGTATTTTTTCTAAGTTCTGCTGTTTTAGTTATAAGGGATTCAAGGGCATCTAATCCCAAACCACCCTGCACGTCAGTAGCAGCAGATCTAATGATATCCTTTAAACTATTTGTTAAATACTCTGACTGTAATTCTTCAAGGTGATGCTTTGTAGAACCAACACCACTAACTGGATCAAAGTCCCTAAACTTTTCAACGACTAAGTCTGCTGGAGGAACTGTGCCATTTCCCTCATAATATTTTCTAATAAACTGCCATACATCTAGATGTGTGGTTAGTATATTCTCTACATTTGCCTGCAACAAAACATGCGCTTGCTTGTCTTGAAGAACGGCTGAGATTAGTTTAGATTCAGTATTATTCACTCAACCACTCCTTTGCTAATTGTTTACGTTGTTCACGATCATGTAAGTCTTTTTCTTCTATAGTCTTTGCTTTTAGTATATCATCTGCAATGTACGAGAAATGATTCCAAGTAGGATTATCTGTAACTTCAAAATAGTATTCTAGCAAAGCATAGCAAGTTTCTAGGGTATAGGACTCAACAAGAACTTCTGCTGACTTCTGCTCTTTCCACTTATTATGTGTTGGAGCATGCCCCATCTTAAACTTATAGTGCTTGTCAAAACGACTAAGCAATGCCCACTTACTCTGCTTGTCGGTCATACTAGTTGCTTTCTTCTAGTTCAACCTTTGCTTCTGCTATCTTTGCTGCTAGTTTATCTTCAACAAATTTATACACACGCTCAAAAGCCTGGTCTGGAGTTTCTCCATTACGTCTTGAATCAACAACACCAAGATCAAGTCTTAGTGATTGAAAGTTTCCAAGGTTTAGTGTATATCCAATTGTTACTGATACCTTTGTATCTTCGTTTTCCATTTCATACCCTTCTATTATATTGATTCAGACCAAATTGGTATAAATCTACCGTCTTCAGTCTTCGTATATGTAAGTATACCATCACCCATCCTGCGAGTCAACTCAGCCTTTGTTGGTGTGATATCGTTTGTTATTAAGTTATCTTTTCTTGGTCTACCAATATGGTATGTAGCCAGTATATCACGAATCTCTCTTACTTGCGATTCTGAATAATAAGATCTTACCTGCCATCCACGCTCACCACCTTTTTGTGATCCTGTTGGAAATGGAATAATTCCACGCTTCATTAATGATGGCATATACTTTTTATGCCTATTAACAAGATCAGCAGTCTCTCCTACAGTGTAAGCACGTTCTCTTTTAGTTTTAAAATCATTAATCAAACAACTTTCTAATCTATCTTTGTTAATATTGTATATTGACATAATGCCGTTTGATCTGTTATAATGCACAATCCTAACAAGATCTTTATTTAAAAACCAAACTTTTTTATTTCCAGGTATTACAGGAGCGCCATTGTACTCTTGGCTCGTTCTATTTCCTTTTTTAGTAGCCATCGACCTTCCTCTGAATCAGATGGCGGATGGAAAAATCTTCTTGATCCACAAGCCAAACAGTATATCTCTAAATGTGAGACTGAGTTGTATACCCTGTCTATTAACATTTTGCGAAAACATTTCTTACAACTTATCATTAAAGAGGTATGCCAACGACCAATATGTTTACGGATACAGATAAGTTTCCAGTTTCATTAAATCGAACTAGGCCCTCCACACGTGAAGTTCCTACACTTTTTAAAACTACGGTTACATTTTCTCCAGCATTGGTCTGACCTATGTTGACTGGAGTAGCAGTTGCTACTGGTTTAAATTTAAACTCTGCTGGAAACACATATTCAAAAGTTTCCTCATCGCCAATATTTTTTGATGAGTTAGTTACAACCACTTTTTCTGTTCCAATAATTCTTGCCTCAGAAGCCTTAACAGATCTTGGCCCATCTCCTGGGATATCAATCGTTACATACTTTGAAGATGATGGTGATATTTGCTTAGACAACTCATTTACTGCATTAACTATACTATAAATATAGTTTACGTCTAAAGGCTGTCCTCGTTCTGGTGGTGATATTTGTGCCATAATTCCTCCTGTATAATTATACCAAACTTAAAGTTCCAGTATAGATAGTATTACTATCTCTTCGTTCTTTGAATATACCGCCTATTTGTACCGCTATCTCTATACTGGTTCCGCCCTGACTAATAATAGAATAGTTATTTGAGGTAGCGGTTCCATGGTATGTATACTCTGTTTCATTATTATATTTTGTAAATATATCATAAGATGATATGTTGGGTACAGAATCCCAGGCAACCACAATGATAGAATTAACCCTCTCAATTCTGCCACTCACTGGCTGTAGGCTTTTGCCAATAACTTTATGAATTAAAGACCAGTGTGAGTATCTATTTTTATCTTGTGACGCTATTCTATAGCGGACCAGATACTCTCCATCCTTGCCTGCTGGTGGCAGAGATGATCTTGGAATAATTATTTTTTTAACACCTTGATCAGCCATTATTAATATTCATCCCAAATCTAAATTCAATATAACTTGTTGTGTTTGATTCTTTAATCACAGTTGCAGCGTCTATGTTTTTAATTACAGAGTACCCAACCAAACCATACAAAGGATTTATCGATGTAACATTTTCTAGTCTAACAGCATCTAAACAAATATAAAAATCATCAGAAAGAACATCGTTTTCAATAAACACTGAGGTGTAAACCTTTATAGTGTTTACAGAGTCCCAGTTAAATCCCGTGCTGCTTTTTCTTAGTTCTTGTAATTGTTTAGTACTAACAATATATCTATTAGTTGCAAAATCGTAGTCTTCTATGATTGCCTCAAACCTTGCCCACTGACCTTCTCCATAAACATCTGTGTCTGAAAACTCAATTAATATATACACCTTGTCTGGATTAATTGGTGAAACATTATTTGCATTTTTATTTACAACTGAAAAGGCAAGTCTTATTTCATCCGTAGGAGCATTTTTACTTAAGTTTAATGCTGTTCCAGTTAGACCTACATAATTGCTTCCAGTGTTTGCCTTAAGTCTTTTTACCCCACCTACCATTTCTGTTGATAGATTTGACATTGACCCATTTGTAATTACAATATTATTTAAAAATCTACATCTTTCATACCGCTCAACTCTTTCAGGGTTTGTAAAGATTCTATTATTTGCATTTGTAGTAAATGCCATCAGGTCTGAACCATTGTCTTTAATATGTATTTCTCCGCTAGACCCAGTGGAATCTAGTGGTTCATATTTTGGTATTAATGCAATTTGATTATTATATTCCCAACCTTCTGACTCAGAAAATGAAAATAATGTTTTGCTATCATAAGCACCAGCAGTTGGATTTGCACCCGCAGAATAAACTCCAATTTCAGAAATCTCATATCTTTCTTCTGTTGGAAGTTCTGCTGTAAGTACAACTTTAGCAGTTCCATCGTCATCCTTTATATATCCTCTAGATGTGATTGGAACACGAAACATTTCAAAGTCCAGTGAGGTTTGGTTAGAATAATCTCCAAATGGAACTTCTGGGTCTGGATCTAATGGCTTTGCTCCACAGCCCACGGCAATATAGGAAGCATACGCTGGGGACTGACCCACAAGGTATTTAGCAATTATATTTTTTCCATTATTAGTTATCATAGTTATTCCACCTCGTATATTGTATCACTAAGAACAATCCCCTGCTGAAGGATTTGAACCTCTACCTGCTCTTCTTTACCCATATTAATAACGTTGATTACGATATCCCCAGTTCTTGGATCTGTATATACTATTTTACAGTTTTCTATCTGCTTCGTAGGATCAACGGTGTCAAGCGTATATCCCGTACCACATTCTGGGATTCTGTCGCTAAGTTTAATTGGAAAATTTTTAAAATATGAATCTGCCGTTTTTTGTAATGCAAGAATATTTTGAGGGTTATATTGGAAAAATATAGAACTTAGATTTTTGATAGGACTATAAACTACGCTTTCTCCATTAATTAAATCACTTCTAGATATGGTAATGATTTCATGACCACCTATATCCTCAAATATTAAATCAGTCATTATCTCAATAGGAACAGTGTCAGGTGGAGTAATTATTAAATCTGGTGTTGCTGGCTTAACTGCCAGTGGTCTAGCAATACTTGGGCTGGACTGTGGAATTTGTGGAGTTGAATTAGTTGCCATTACTTTACCTCACTTAAGTATACTGTCATATCTGGACCTTCTGTTCCTTTACTATATTCAATATAGTATACAACGTATCTGTCATTTGCAATTTTTTGAATATTATCTTTTGTGTATTTTACAGAAACAATATCGCCTAATTGAATTGTAGAATTAGCAAAAATCTTAACGCCAATAGACTTTCTTGGTTTGACTATTTTTGACAATAGCCACTTCATTAAACTATTTGCTTGATCTTGCGTTTGAATATATGCAGTTTGAATAGAAAAATCTTTTTTGCCATAAGTCATTCTGCTTAACTTAATATCTTCATACTCTTTATTTATTTTAAAAGGAGACACAACAACATTGGACCCTTCTATAGTTGGATCAGATAAAGAACTATTTTTAGAATAGTATTCATCTACCGTTAACTCTCCATTAGATTCTTGAGTAAAGGTTACTCCTTGAATTCTTAAATAGTTTCCAGTTGTTTCATCTAAACTTAACGCAGTGTCTGTGGCATTAAATATCATAAATTCAGCACCGTAAGAACCCGCTCTAAATCCAGAAACCGTGTATCCCTTTATCTTGTTAAACGTTGGAGACATTTTTGCATAAAGTGCTGGATAGGCTTTATCATATCTAATATTAAATGTGGCAGCCTCACGCATGATAGTTCCAAACTCTTCAAAATAAATACTGTACTTCTTAGGATCTGAACTACTGATGCCAGACAAATATGTTCCCTGAATGATACCGCTCATGGCGTACTTTCTAAATGATTCTGTAGCATTAATCTCATCATCAAAAATATTATTAACTGGTGTATCCAAAGCAAACACAGCATTTTGGCTATAGTTATTTGACAGTGCATATATATTTTCAAACATTACTCTTGATGAGCCACGAACAAAAAGTGCCATATTATTATATACTGGGAGTGGGTCTTGATCTACAACTGTTGTCAGCAATGATCCGTTCATATATAAATGAAAAACTCTTGCATTTCCTAAAGCCTCATACTCAATTCCAATATCATAAACTGTTACATTTTGTTCAGACGCCATTCTATATTGACCAGTAAACTTACCATCATCTACAATAATATTTCCTAAGCCTTCCCAGATTTTTACTGGTATAGCATCAGAAGAAGCAGAGTCTTTTTTAATTTTGTAGAATATAACATTGTGTACATTCTGTTTTTCAAGAGTAGATATGTTAGAACTTCCAAGCGCACTTAACTCTAAATAGTATCCATTATTTGTTTCTGGATTTACCATTATAGCAAGACCTCCACCACCTCCAGAAATAGTTATGTCTCTGTCTGGAGTTAGTCCTGGCACAGTGTAATAATTTGTGCTGCCGTTTGCTGTTTGTCCACGGCTTGCATTATTTTCTATCTTTCCTACAATTCTCATTCTAGTTCCAAAATGTTTAAATTTACTGTTAAGTGGCTTATAGACATATGAAATAAAATCTCTTGGCTTTCCTGTTACTGGTATCGATGGCCCTTGCATAACAAAAGCAGAGGATTGAATAGTTCCAGATTTTGGCGTTGTAAAAGTATTTACATCTGACTCAGCATTAAAAGTAGCAGACATGAAATTTCTTATAATTCCGTTTCTTGTTGCTTTTTTGGCAAGTTCATTACTAATCCCAGCAGCACCCTCGACAGTATTTGGTGCTTGAGTATTGTCTTCAAATAAATACTTTGACTGCATAGAGCATCCTCTAACGTTTGCGTCATCTCTCCAGTACGAGTTTAGTCCTGCATAATGTTCTTCAATAGAAGTTCCAAACTGCCCTCTTCCATGTTTAGCGACTGCTCCATTTTTTAATTTTAATACTCCGTTAACTTCTTCATAGTTAGGTTCAGTATATATTCTTACAAGTCCAGTTGGGTACATCTTTCCGTTAAACGGTAACTGTGAAAAATAATATTCATACTCTTGGGCGCTGCTAATCCAAACGTTACCGAACTTAGCAACATTAAATTGTGCAGCGTCATATTTAATTATTTCCCCATTGGAATAAAAATATCCATTATATCTTGCTATCCAATAAATTCCTTCACCAAAGTCTATAACGTTGTTTGTTAATTCTCTATTTACAACTGTAGGTATTTGATTTGAAAGATTAGAGTTCAGTGGTATAGCACTTAATAGATATGAAGATTGCATACCTGTTTCATTATTAACAGATTTAGTGTTTTCTGTTCCAGCAACTTCCCATAAAAGAACTGGCTTATAAATCCAATTTCTGTCCATGTCAATTAGGCTTGCTTGCTTAATAGTTCCTACAGATCTTTGAATATATTTTTCAGAATAATTAATCTTGCCATCATTAAATACTTGGTTTTCTTCTGATGCAATTTCAATAATGTTTGGAAGAATATTTAAATTTGAGTCAGGTTCATTTCCAGATAAATAAATATCTATAGGTCTTTGATCTGCTGTTGGCATTATATAGTCTTTGCTCATCATAACAAAATTATTATATTCGTCAAAAAACATTGCTGATTGAGACGAGATTGCTAATTGCTCTAAAACTTCTGCAACGCTAACATCTGGCTCTACATAGAAGTATGGGATTATTAACTCTGTTTCATTTGCCACTCTTTTAAAGGTATAGTTTGCAAATCCAACAGAATCTAATAAAAATGCTACTGCAGAACTAAGAGATACATTTGTCATTAAAATTTGTGGCGCTGTTAAGTTTTCAAAATAAAAAAACAAATCTCGTAACTCTAACTCTACTGTTTGATCTGACTTATTGCTTTTTGGAAAACCATCTGAATACAAAGTCTTGACTGGAATATAATAATCCCATCCATCTACATTAAAAACAATATCATAAAACTTAATTTGTATGTGTCTATTAATGTAATTTTTAATTATACTTTGTGTATTGTTTTCATTAAAAGCATCATCGTAATCAAATATAGAAAGAGACCCAGTCGATGCTAAAAGTTGTCCTACTGGCATTCCGCTAACGCCTAAATCTGAAGCACTCTTTTTTACAGAAAAATCTAAAGTCTTATCTGTTATGTCTGCCGTTAATCGTGGGGACATTTCGATAAGATCAAAAGTACAGTTTGACTTGTTCATTGTATCAACAACAACTCTAAGCCCTCTAATATTATCAAACTCTCTATAAATCTCAGCACCACCAGCATTGATATATTTTGTAGGGTTTGTCATATCTGTTACAAAGTTTGTTAGCCTATCTACTTCTGACTCTTCTAAATACCAACCGTATTGTGGTGTGAAAACCTTGTAGTCATTAATTTCATCTATCCAGATATGAAATTCACCTATATCATTTTCATTAGTACATACTAGATAGGCATACCCGTTAACAGATTTTTCTGGAAGCAATGTTGTAGAACTGTACTTTTCTGCATATACGAATATATCTCTGTATGGTTGTGGAACCTTTAATCCATAGGCCAACTCAACATACCCGTCACTTTTTATGATAGGCGTTCCGTCTTTTCTAACAGAAGATTGGTTAAAAGACAATAGATCAACCCATGAATTATTTTTTAAAGCCTGAACTTTCCATCTAACTGGAGTTGCCTTTTTGGAGTCTCCGTAGAATGGATCAGATATTGAAGATGATGCGGAAGTAAAAGTTCCAAGATCTACACTGCCTACATGTGTTTGCATTTTAACAACAACTCTATTTGCAGATACAGTGTCCTTATATACAATAAATGGTGCGGTATCTTCAATGGCAAACTCTCCATTTTTAGAAAGAGATATACCATACTCTATACCATTTTCAGTTCTAAATGATGTCCAATATTTAAAAGAATCTTTGACATCTGGCATATAATATCTAGGACGGTTTGCCATATTAATGTTAGGGTGATGCAAATAATTTCCTGGCAAATATACTGCTTTATTAATTCCTGATCTTGGTCTAAATTGCTTAAAGCAATCCTCTAATGAATAAATCATTTTTAATTTTTCTTTATTAGGCTTTAAAGTTATTGGATCACCATTATCTTGAAGCCCTCCGTCAATAACTACATCTGCATCTGTAGCACCATAGTAAAATGGTATTGATGTATCTTTAGTTTCTGATGGATCAAAGTTGCTTGGAATAATTTTATATACTGAGTCTGATCTAGTTGGCCTATATCTATAGTTACCAATCTTAAGAATGTTGGTAGGTGAGTTCAGATTCCATTCAGCGATGACAGCACTTTTAGTTTTAACTACAGAAGATGTCTCTAAATGTTTTTTTAAATCTTCATTATAAAACATTATGCCTCTTCCAAGCCTATGGATATATTCCAAAAATCAAACTTAGGGCCTCTTCTATTTACTGTATAAGAAAAGTCAGTAAAGAAAACTTCTACTAATTCGTTATATTGTGGAAGGTGTGCATAAGCAGAATCATCTTTTCCAAACACAGAATACTTGTCGTATGATAGATAGCACCAGAAAGATCCTTGATGATTTTCATACCAATCAAGTAATTCTACTCCTCCAGCACCACCGTCGGTTGTATACTGTGCATCTGGAGAGTTAGGCAGTCCAGATTGTCCAGTCATTTCTGATTGTCCGTTAGAATCAAAGTCTGGACTAAAAGCAAAAGACCTTGAAGGCAAATTAGTATAACTAAGATTTATTACTCTTTTATCTGCTATATGATAAGATCTCATTCTTCCGTTTATCATACGTTCCCGCTTTTCAATTCTTATCTTTCCAAAATCTATTGGCGATCTATTGTCATCTGATAAAATTAAAAATTGATCAATATTGTTTGGGTCTACCTCAGAACCTGGATTAGAATTAATTTCAAGACCGTTAGGTATATACAAACCATTTTCTAGTTTGCCAGAATTTTCAGACCACAACATGGCCTGTGGTCTACCATATTTTTTACGACCATTCATATAATTGGTAGTTGCCATTATATTCTAACGCTCCTTAACTTCTGAGAGTTTACTCTCTGTATGTTTGTCATTACAGCCTGTGCTATTTCGTCTGGATTTGCATCAGACTTAACATTTACATTAATACTATAATTATACACTGAGTCGCCAACTGACTCTCCATTATTTATTGCCTTCATATTATCAAGACCAAACGATTCGACAGCATATCTGCTCATCACAAATTCACCTGGAGTAAGCATTGATGGAATAACATCTGTTCCTATTACTGGGCCACCTACAGCAAATCTCTGTATTAGGCCACCAGCATTCTTACTCTTTCCCCAGTTAGCAAATGAGTTGGCTGCTGAAGCATTACCGCCAAACTTCTTAAGATCTGCTGCTCTCTTTGCTGCTGCTGCCTTATCTGCTGCTGCTTTCTGTGCAGCCTCTGCCTTTTTCTTTGCTGCTTCAGGACCATCGTATTTTTTAGCAAGTGCAGCAGCATTTGCCATTCTATTAAGATCTGCAAGATGTTGTCCAGCAACAGATCCAGCATTTTCTGTTGCTTTCTTTTCTGCAATTTTTTGTGCGAACAGTGTAGAGTTTTGTGCGATGTTGGATGATATGTTTGCTTCCATACTCTTGACATGTGCTTTGGCTGTTGGGTCAGTAATAGTCTTGTATGTAGACTTGTATGGTGTTGGTGTTGTTGCTGGGTTTACTCCAGATACCCCGCCAGTTACTACAGAACCACTCTTAGAGCCTCCTGTAGAGCCATTGCCTGTTGATCCATTACCAGTAGAGCCATCCCCTGTAGAACCATCCCCTGTGGAGCCATCCCCAGTTGAGCCATCACCTGTCGAACCATCTCCAGTTGACCCATCACCTGTAGACCCATCACCTGGAGAACCATTGGTCACGTAATTAACTGTAATGGTTACAGTCTTATCTTTAATAGAATCATAAAGATCCTTAATTCTCTTCCAAATATCTTCTGCTGTACCGCTTTGAGCGTTAAAGCCATCTAGTGCATCTTTTAATTCTTTTCTAAGTTTTTCGTCCATCAAGGTCATCTGGGCAAGCATCTCTTCCCATTGATCTCTTGTCTGTCCTGCAACTATTCTATT